ATCTGTCTCACGCCTGCACCGAGCTGACCGCCTGGCGCTACAAGGAACGGGAGCGCATCGGGCAGGCCAGCAAGACCGCAGGCGGCCAGGAGACCGTGGCCTACCAGACCGCGGACGCCCCGGCCAACGTGCGCACCCTGCTGAAGTCCTGGCGGAAGGTTGTGCCGGTATGAGCGCCCCCATCACCATCACCGGGCAGGTGCTCGGCGCGGAGCGGGTCACGGCCCGCTTCCTCAACGCCGCGCCCAAGGTCCGCGCCCGCGTGTCCACGGAGGTCATGCGGCTGGGCCTGGAGCTGCTGCGCAAGGTCAAGTCCGAGAAGCTGACGGGGCAGGCGCTGAACGTCCGCACCGGGCGCCTGCGCCGATCCATCAACCATCGGCTGCTGGAATCCGCGGACACCATCCAGTCCCGGGTGGGCACCAACGTCAGCTACGGCCGCCGCCATGAGCTGGGGTTCAAGGGTGCCGAGCAGGTCAAGCAGCACCTCCGCAAGATCAAGCAGGCCTTCGGCCGCCCCATCGCGCCCACGGTGGTGACGGTGGGCGCCTTCACCCGCACGGCGAACACGCCGGCCCGACCCTTCCTCCAGCCCTCACTGGCGGAGATGAAGGATGAAATTCGCCGCCGCCTGCTGGTGGCCGCCACGGGAGGGATCTGACATGGCCCTGGATCGTGAAGCCATCTACGCCGCCCTGTTCGCCCGCCTGGAGGCCCTGCCCGGGTTCGTCACCGTGTCCCGCCGCTGGAAACACTGGGATGACGTGGACCGCACCCAGCAGCCCGCCCTGTTCCTGACCCAGGGGAATGAGACCCCGACCCAGGAGCGCGGGATGCCGCCCGCGTGGCGCCTCCTGCCGACCATCTACATCTACGCCCGCCACGATGCTGACCCCCAGGCCATCCCCGGGCAGACCATGAACGCCCTGATCCGCGCCGTGGAGGGCGCCCTGGAGCGCCAGCCCAACGAGGTGGAGCCCTTCGGCGGCCCCGAGGAATGGGGCACCACGCTGGGCGGGCTCTGCTCCCATTGCCGCATCAGCGGCACCGTGGAGACCGATGAGGGCCTGATGGGTGATCAGGCCGTGACCATCATCCCGCTTGAAGTCCTGACCACCAGCTGACGGAGGAACCCATGCCCGAGAAGAAGACCGAGACCAGCACCACCCCCAAGCCCGCCGCGCCTTCCCCTGTGGACGCCGCGGTGGATACCTGGGCTTCTGACCTGCTCCGCAACCTGGGCCCGGCGCTGTCCACCGAGTCCTACAACCACCTGCACTCCGCCATCGGTGCCCTGAAGACCCGGCTGGCGGCCATCGAAAAGGAGGGCTGATCCATGGCCTACGTCTTCGGCACCGGCCTGCTGGCGCTTCGCCCCAGCGGCACCAACCCCACCCCTGTCCAGGTCGGCGTCCTGAAGGATGTCAGCGTGGATGCCAGCTTCACCACGAAGGAACTGCGCGGCGCCTACCAGTTCCCGCTGGACATCGCCCGCGCTGGCGGGAAGCTCAGCGTCAAGGCCAAGTCCGGCACGCTGGCGGGCGGCGTCATCAACAGCCTTCTGACCGGCTCCACCATGACCACCGGCAGCGTGCAGGGCGTGCAGGGGGAGAGCGCCACCATCCCCTCCACCCCCTTTGAAATCACCGTTACCAACGGCGCGACCTTCAAGACCGACTTCGGCGTGTTCGACAAGACCTCGGGCAAGTGGATGACCCGCGGCGCCACCGCCACGGCCACCGGCGTCTACGCCGTGAACGAGACCACGGGGAAATACACCTTCAACACCGGGGACACCGGCCACGCCCTGACCATCTACTACAGCTGGACCGATGCCACCAACGGCAAGACCATCAGCCTGACCAACCAGCTGATGGGCAGCGGCGCCACCTTCCAGCTGCACCTGTTCAACAGCTTCCGGTCCAAGTCCCAGGGCATCACCCTGTGGGCCGTGACCAGCACGAAGCTCTCCATGGCCTTCAAGTCCGAGGACTACATGGAGAAGGATCTGGACTTCGAGGCCTTCCAGGATGCCGCCGGCAACGTGGTGGACCTCTACACCGCGGACTGATCCGCGGCTACGCTGAACCATAGGAGGCCGAGACCATGGCGCTGCTCGAAGGAACGAAGTGCAACCTGGGGGGGAGGGACTTCATTGTTCCCCCCCTCAACATCAAGGCCCTGCGCATCCTGGGCCCGCGATTCGCTGAGCTTCAGAGCGCAGCGGAGTGCGGGAACCTTGCGGAGATGTTCCAGGGCGAGAAGCTGGACACCCTGCTGGACGTGGTGCACGCCGCCATCAGCCGGAACTATCCCGAGGTCACGCGGGAGGAACTGGAAGACCTGGTGGACCTGGGCAACCTGGAGCCCGTGTTCCGCGCCGTCTGCGCCCAGTCCGGGATGCAGAAGGGAGCCCCCAAGGGGGAAGCGGCGGGCCCCAAGCGCAGGTAGCCTGGGGCCGCATCATCGCCCACGTCTGCGCCAGTAGCGGGTGGACCTGGGACCAGGTGGAGGAGCTGACGCTGCCCCAACTGGAGGAGTTGATGGGCTACTGGAAAGACCACCCCCCGCTCCACCTGATGGTGGAGAGCCTGCTGGGGATCGAAGGCAAGGGGGAAGCGGTGGACGAAGCAAGGCAACCCACCGAGCAGGACCTGGCCGGGCTGGTGCAAGCCTTCAGGCCATGAACGGAGGAGAGCGACGATGGCGGACGAATCAAAACAGATTGAAGTCTCCATCGTCGCCTCCATCAAGGGGCTGCTGTCCGGCCTTCAAGGCGCCGGGCAGGCGGTCACGCAGAGCGCCCAGGGGATGCAGAGCAGCCTGAACAGCATCCAGGGCGGCATCGGCGCGGTGGGCAAGGCCTTCGTGGGGATCAGCGCCATCCTGGCGGGCGGGTCCATGTTCAAGGGCGCCGTGGACGCCACGCTGAAGTGGAACCTGGAAGCCATGAAGCTGGCCCGCACCCTCGGCATCACGACCCAGGAGGCCAGCATCCTGAACCTGGCGCTGGGTGACATCTTCACCGACAGCGAGACCTACACCCGGGCCGTGCAGATGATGACCCGGCAGCTGAACAGCGGCGGGGAAGGATTCAAGAAGCTGGGCGTGGACGTGCGCGACTCCAGCGGCCACCTGAAGCCCAGCACCCAGCTGATGACCGAAGTCCTGACCAAGCTCAACGGGCTGGAGCAGGGCACGAACCGCAACGCCGCGGGCATGGCCATCTTCGGCCGGTCCTGGGGTGAGGCGCAGAAGCTCCTGAAGCTGAACGCCCAGGCGATGGAGGAGGCGCGGCAGAAGGCCGAACGCCTGAACCTCGTGGTGGGCCCTGAGGCCGTGGAGATGACCAACCAATACCGCGCCGCCATGAATGACGTGGACGATGTGATGAACAGCCTCAAGGTTCAGATCGGGTCCGCCATCATGCCGGTGCTGGTGAAGCTGGGCGCCTGGTTTGGGGAGATCGGCCCCGGCCTGGCCATGGTCCTGGCCGGCACCCTCAAGGGTCTGGTGACAGCCTTCTACCTGCTGAAATTCGCCATCGAGAGCGTGGTGGTATGGGTCATGGACTTCTTCTTGAAGACGGTGGAGGGGTTCAAGGCTGTTGGCTCCGTCATGGCCAAGCTGATCAAGGGGGACTTCAAGGGTGCAATCGCTGAGGCCAAGGCCGGAAGTGACCGGATCGACGCCATCACCGCGGAGTCCGTGAAGATCCAGAAGGACCTCTACGCCGGGCTCAAAAAGGACATCAGCGAAACCTGGAACCCGCCCAAGGTGAAGCCGGCCAAGACCCAGGCCGCGGCTGATGGGCAGTTCAACCCGGACGCCCCGAAGGATGACAGCAAGGAGCGCGAGAGGCTGGCCCGCGAGGCCATGATGCGGGAGCACGAGGCCATCGTGGAGGGGCTGAAGCTCCAGATGGACGAGCTGCGGAACAACGCCGCGGAGCGCATCAAGCTGCAGGAACAGGTCATCGCGGAAGAGGCCCGCATCCACGGCAAGGGGTCCAAGGAGGTCATCGCCGCGGAGCGCGACCTGGCCCGCATCAAGCGGGAGATCAAGGCCGAGGAGATGGCCCTGGACATCCAGGCGGCCAACCATACGAGGGACTGGGCGCTGGCCAAGATCAGCATGGAGGAGGACGCCCTGGCCCAGCGCCGCGCCCTGGGCACGCTGAGCGCCGAGCAGGAGCTGCAAGAGCTGATCGCCCTGGAGGACCGCAAGTTGTCCGTGCGCCGGGCCGCGCTGGCCGTGGCGATGCAGGACGAGAACCTGACCGAGCAGCAGCGCCGGGAACTGCGGAACCAGAATGAGTTGATGGAGATGGAGCACCAGGCCCGGCTGCGCCAGATCAGGATGCAGGCGGAACTGGAGCAGCAGCAGAGCATCACCAGCTTCCTGCAACCCCTCACCAACGCCTTCCAGCAGAGCCTCCAGGGAATCCTGGGCGCCACCATGTCCTGGTCCGGCGCGATGAAAAACATCTGGAAGGGCCTGGGCTCGATGATCGACCAGATGATCGCCAAGATGGCCACGGACTGGATTGCCGCCGAGCTTCGCAAGCTGGCCATCAGCACGATGGTGAAGATCAAGGAGATGATTCTGAACAAGACCGCCGCGGCCAGCGCCGTGGCCACCACCGCCACCACCGCCACGGCGCAGATCACCGCGGCCGGTGCCGTGGCTGGTGCCAACGCCGCCGCCTCTGCCGCGCAGACCCCCGTCATCGGCTGGTCCATCGCCATCCCCGCCATGCTGGCGGTCATGGGTGCGGTGCTGGCCCTGCGCGGGTCCATCAGCTCCGCCGCCGGCGGCTGGGACATGGTGCCGCAGGATCAGGTGGCGCAGCTGCACAAGAACGAGATGGTGCTGCCGGCGAACCTCGCCCAGCGTGTGCGCGACATGACCGAGCCCGGGGGCGGGGCGCCTGCTGGCGACAGCTACAGCGTGCAGATCCACGCCCTGGACTCCCGCAGCTTTGAGGACACCCTGCGCCGGAACCAGGGCGGCCTGGTCAAGATCATCAAGGAAGCCGCACGGAACGGGAGGATGTAGCCAATGAGCAATGAGATTTTCCCTCTGGATCTGCCCGGGCTGGACATCAAGGTGAAGCGGACGCCCGTCTACCGCACGAAGATCCAGGAGGCCGTCAGCGGGAAGGAACTGCGGGCCGCCTTCTGGAGCTTCCCCCGCTACCGCTATGCACTCGCATTCAATTTTCTGCGGCAAAGCAAGAACGGGGATGAGGTCAAAACGCTGGTAGGGTTTTTCCACCGGCACGCGGGGCAGTGGGATTCTTTTCTCTTCAAAGACCCCTATGAGAGCAGCGTGACCTCTAATCAATTCGGGACTGGCAACGGTTCCGCCGTAGCGTTCCAGCTCGTGGACGGTTCCGGCCATCCCATCACCGATCTGAACGGCACGCCGTCGATCTACCGCACGGACTGGCAGGGAACACAGCTGCTCTATTCGACGGCGCGGACTAACAAATCGGTCCAGTCCCAGAACTACACCACTGGTTGGACCTCTAATTCCGTTACTCCATCCGCGAACGTGGGAACTGCACCAGATGGCACGGCTACGCTGGGGCGGTTGGTTGAGAGTGCATCGACCGCCGTGCATGGCGTCTACCACTCGATTGGGTCGGTGAATAGTGGTGACTGGGTAATCGCCTCGGCGTTCGCATCTGCCCTCTCGTCCACCCGATCCGTGGCAGTCAACCTCTACGGCGCGGCTTTCCCGGGCGGATCTTCCGCGATTCAATTCAACCCGACGACTGGGGCTGTTGAATTCGGTTACAACGTCACCGGGTGCACCTACGGGGCTTATCCGGTTCCTGGCGGGGGATACCGCTTCTGGCTCAGGCGGCAAGCCGGTGCCACGGGCACCTTCACTGTTGAGCACGACATCGCCAAGGCCGGTAGCATTAATGCCAGTTTTAGCTACGCGGGTGATGGTGTCTCAGGGGTCCATCTTTGGGGCTCGATGGTGGAAGCGCCTGCGTCGGGGTTGGTCCCTTCCTCCTACATCCCCACGACCACCACCGCCGTCACCGTCACCGACTACACCATGACCGGCACCGGCCTGGTGACGCTGGCGGTGGCTCCTGTCTCCGGCGCGGTGCTGTCTTGGGCCGGCAGCTACTACCGCCGCGTGCGCTTCGACATGGACGAGATGGATCTGGAGCGCCTGATGATGGACACCGTGAGCGGAGGCGGGCAGACCTGGGACGCCAAGACTATCAAGATGATCAGCGTGAAGTGACCCATGAAACCAGCCAGCGGAAGCCTCACAGCCCTCCTGAACAGCAGCACCGCCTTCCTGATGGCGGATCTGCTCACCGTGTCCTTCTTCGATGGGTCCACGCTGCGCCTCACGGACGCGGACATGAACCTGGTAGTGGGCGGGAACACCTTCAAGACGAACACCGACCAGGGCACGGTGGAACCCATCTTCAAGCGGGGCAAGACCCGCTGTGTGGTGGGGCTGGAGGTGGACACGCTGGATGTGACCCTGCTCTGCGGGCAGACGGTTCAGGTGGGCGGCATCAGCATGACCAGGGCCGCGATGAATGGCGTCTTCGACGGGGCCCGCGTGAAGCTGGAACGGGTCTTCATGCCCACCTGGGGCGACACCAGCCCGGGCACCGTGATCCTGTTCGAGGGTGCGGTGGCGGGTGTGGACCCCAGCAGCACCGAGATCCGCCTGGTGGTGAAGTCCGAACTGGACAAGCTCAACGTGGCGATGCCGCGCAACGTCTTCATGCCCGCCTGCGGGCACGTGCTCTATGGCCCCGGCTGCGGCGTGGTCAAGGCGGCCTACACCGTCACCGGGACCGTGGGCGCCGGGGCCACCACCACCAGCGTGCCGAGCAACCGCGCCGAGGCCGCGGACTATTTCCGCCTGGGCGTGATGGTCTTCACCTCTGGGCCATGCGCCGGATCGCGCCGCGCCGTGCGGGCCTACTCCGGCGGGACGTTCACCCCCGTGGTGCCCCTGCCCGCCGCGCCTGCCAACGAGAACACCTTCAGTGTGGCCCCGGGATGTGACCACAGCACCGGCGCCCAGGGCTGCGCCAAGTTTGCAAACCTGAACCGCTTCCGCGGGTTCCCCTATGTTCCCCGCCCGGAAACGGCCCGGTGATAGAGGCGATCATGGAGATGGTGGACCGAGTGATGCTTGCTGACCTGATGCTGGAAGCCCACAGCCGAATCCTGGACCGCCCTGTGGAGGAGCAGGCGCAGCGCCTGGCCGTGGTCCAGGAGGCCCTGACCTGGCTTGGCACCCCGTGGCACCATCAGGCCCGCGTGAAGGGCGCCGGGGTGGACTGCGGCATGTTCCTGGCTGAAGTGTTCGAGGCCTGCGGCATCCTGCCCCACATCGAGCCCGGGGACTATCCCCAGGACTGGGGGCAGCACCGGGACGATGAGAGGTTCCTGGCCCAGGTGGAGCAGTTCGCCAAGCCGGTGAAGGATCCCCTGCCCGGTGACATCGTGCTCTACCGCTTCGGCCGCTGCATGTCCCACGCTGGGCTGGTGACGGCCTGGCCGCAGATGATCCACAGCTATCTGGATCACGGGGTTCCCCACGGCGTGGTGCTGGAGGATGCCGAGGCCAACCAGAGCCTGGCCCCGCGATTCATGGGAGCATGGAGCCCGTGGGGGGGTGACCGATGAGCGGCCTGTTTGGAGGTGGCAAGTCCGTCAGCATGGAATCGGAGCGGCTGGCAACGGTCCAACTGCAGACCTCCAGCTACGGCGGCACGCTGCCCATCGTCTACGGCACCAATCGGGTCAGCGGGAACCTGCTGCACTATGCGGATTTTAAGGCGATCCCACACACCACCACGCAGCAGGCAGGCAAGGGCGGCGGCGGGTCCACCATCACGCAGACCACCTACACCTACACGGCTATGATCATCCTCGGAATCTGCGAGGGGCCCGTCACCATCAATCGCGTCTGGAGGGACAAGGAAATCGGGAGCCTCTACGTCTATGGGTTCACGACCTTCCCCGGGGACCGCACACAGGCGCCGTGGAGCTACCTCACCACGAAACACCCCACCAAGGCCCTCGGCTACGCTGGCACCTGCCTGGTGATGAGCAGTGCCGTGGACCTGGGCAGCAGCGCCACTCTGAAAAATCACAGCTTCGAGGTGATGGGATTCTTCACGATCAGCGTTGGCCAACCCGGCGCCGGCGATGCCCACCCCGCCGACATCATCCCCGACTTCCTGACCAACCCTTACTACAGCCCCGGGTGGGACGCCTCCCGCATTGGGGATCTGTCATCGGGCGCGGGATCCTTCCGAACCTACTGCACCGCGGCGGGCTTCTTCATGTCGCCCGTGATCAACGAACAGAAGACCGCGAATGAATGGCTGAAGGTGCTGCTCGAGGCGACGAACAGCGACCCGGTTTGGAGTTCTGACGGCACCAAGATGGTGCTGAAGATCATCCCCTACGGTGATCAGGCCATCACCGCCAATGGCGTCAGCTACGTGCCGAGCACCACTCCCGTCTACGATTTGAACCACGATGACTTCATGCCAGCCAAGGGCGAAGATCCCATCAAGGTGGAGATCATGAGCCAGGCCGATGCCTTCAACATCGTGCCTGTGCAGTTCACCAACCGCGCCCTGGACTACAACACGGATGTGCGGGAAGACCCGGCGGCCGAGGATGTGGACGCCTTCGGGGCCCGCAAGTCCCAGGTGGTGAACCTGGATTGCATCACGCGGGCGGACCATGCGCTGCGGATCAGCGGCATCAAGGCGCAGCGGAACGTCCAGTGCCGGAATCGCTACCGCTTCCGCCTGGGCTGGCGCTACATCCTCCTGGAGCCCATGGACCTGGTGACCATCACGGACCCCTTCTGCGGGATCGACCACAAGGTGGTGCGCATCCGTGAGGTGGACGAGACTGAGGACGGCTACCTGGAGGTTATGGCGGAGGAGTGGCCCTTTGGCGTGGCCACCGCCACCACCTACACCACGCAGGATGGGGATGGCACGGTGCCCAATGTGAACGCGGACCCCGGGAACTCGGCCGCGCCCGTGATCTTCGAGCCGCCGGCCCTGCTGGTGGACACCGGCAATCCTGAAATCTGGATGGGCACCAGCGGCACGCCCAACCTGTGGGGCGGGTGTGAGGTCTGGGTGAGCACGGACGGGGGCAGCAGCTACGGGATGGTGGGTTCCATCAGCCTGCCGGCCCGCCACGGCGTCCTGTCCTCCACGCAAATTTCACATGCCGACCCGGATAACTCCACGACCGTCAACGTGGACCTTAATGCGAGCTTCGGCACACTGACCAGCACGGACGCAAACTCAAAGGACGCGATGTTGACGGCCTCCCTGGTGGGGGATGAAATCGAGGCCTACCAGACGGCCACCTTCACCGCGGATTAC